CACACCGTCGATGGCTTCAGGTACAACCGTTTGAGTTTCGTGTGCAATGAAGCCGTCAACAGTCAAATCAGCATCCGCAATAAAATTAAATCGCTTTGGTGAAAGCTGCTTTACCCGTTCAATCCCATCCGTAATATCAACTACATTTTCTTTTAGACGATAGTCAGAAGATGTGACGTAGGCAGTAGCGGTGCCACTGGTTTGTATTCGGCCAACAATGCCATTTGGATTGAAAAAGTTTATTTGGCGTCTAGTTGCCGTCGAGTTAAATTTTAAACCCATAGTTGCAGAAGAAGTGCCGGTTCTGGTGTCATTAACATAAAGTCTATGGGTGTAACCGGCCCCAGCGGCACTGGTGGTATTTATCGAAACCAGTTTGCTTACGTCAATCGCCATAGCAACACTATTGTTGGTGTAAATCTTCAGTTGATTAGTTGAGTTATCATGCTCAATAGAACAGATATTATGATCGTCTGTATCACCGAGGTTAATATAAGAAACATTAGAAGTTCCTGAAATTACCCTAAGCCCACAATTTTCGGTACTGGTTCTAGCCTGAACATGTAAATTTGATGCCGGAGTTTCAGTTCCCACCCCTAAGAAACCGCTAGCTTTTAGCGTCATTTGAGCGGTATCTGTTTCGTAACCTGTGTTTCCCGCAGCAAAAAACATGTCCATTGTACCGCTAGTGGCAGCACCTTTTGCCCACATCCCGCAGAAGTGATCTTCAGTAGCGGTATTGTCATCATTTCCGAAAAGATACGCCCCTATAAAATCACCAAATGCTATAGCATTATCAACTCTATATGCAACAAACTCACCGCCTTCTGGATCGCCAGTAATGCATTTGTTAGCATTGGCTTTAAGACCTGTTATAGTTGCTGTCTGAAGGCTACTAGGACCAATGCGTGCTTCCTCTACTCTTGCTACGCCTGAGAGGTAGAGGTCTTTGAAGCGTGCTACGTTTACGCCCAAGTCAATAGCAGCGTCACGACCAGTGCCTGTGGTAAGGTCTTGTGGTTGTATTGCATTAATAGCGTCTTTGAATCTAAGACCAACAGCGCCAGTACCTAATTGAATATCACCACCTTGTGTCCCAATACTCCCCACTTCTGTTGAGTTCTTTCTCAGCGTCAAAATATCACCATCCGTGGTAAGGCGATTAAGTTGAAGCACAGTATTTACATTGGCTGTACCAGAAGAACGTGTGATTTTAGTATGACCATTACTGTCGGCCTCAAGGCCCGTGTCGCCAATGTCGCTACTCGATTTGCCCAAAAGCAAGTTACCCGATTGAATGCGCATGTACTCAGTGCTGGTAGATGTTGATGATCTCCAGATAAAAGCATCACCCACACCATTGATCTGATAAGGCACTTTTCCGTCATATATAAATCTAACCGACCCTGCGGAGTTATCTAACTGCCAACTATTGTAGCCCTGAGAAGCTAATAAAAGTTCACCGCCATCAGCGAGGCCATTATCAATCGTAACTCTGCTGCTGGTCAAATTCCCAGTGATGTCTACACCTCCGCTGGTGGTGGCGAGTTTTACATTTGCAAGTCCAGTTCCTCCATATGCCAGCTTTACGGGAATACCTACATTTCCGCCAAATATAAAACCATTACCATCGGTATAAACAATGCGACCATTAAAGTCTTCACTGAGAGGCTCTTTAAAGTCTATAAAAGCGCCACTATCTCCACCCAACTCGATAGAGCCATAACCTGTGCCTCCGTCTACAGTCATTCTGGTGTCTAGACTTAGTTCACCCGTTATGTCTGCACCTGTGCTGGTGGTGGCGAGTTTTGTAGAGCCATTGTATGACAACGACACTGCACTATTAACTAATGCGTTTATCATCGTTTGACCGCCATTGGCGTTTTGTATCTTTACGTTACTGCCGCCTCGCAGAATAAGGTCTCCCGTACCCTGATCAGAAACATAACTATCCGACCCATCATGGTAAATCTGTAGATCAGACCCAGCGCCGAAGATGGCTTTGTCGTTATCTGCAAAGTTAGCGTTGCCTGTGATGTTTACGCCTGTGCTGTCGATGCGCATGCGTTCTGCGCCATTGACCACAATATCTAAACTATTAGATGAGTGATTATAGTTAATCTGGCCTCTGGTTGCAGTGTCTGCATCGCCAAACAAAAGACCACTAATCCCAGTATTGGTGCCAGTAGCTAATAACTGTAGTCTTGGGTTAGCAGCTTGCACAACTAACGGATATACTGGCGAACTCGTGCCAATCCCAACATTGCCGCTGTCAGCAAACGTAACAGATGCAGTTGTGCTTCCACTGTTATAAAAACCTAGTGAGCCATCGGACTCAACCCCAAGAGTGTAAGCCTCACTCCCACTAGCTTCTTCAATAGCTATGGCGTGGTTACTAGCATTAGTCTTTAGCGCAAGAACCCCATCAGCACCACCTTGAATGCTACCTATTTTTAGTTTCTCTGCACTCGCATCCCAGAAGAACTTTGGCGTGGTGCCTGTGTCCTCGTAGAAGCTGATGTCTCCGTTAGAGGCTATTCTAAATCTCTCCACTGAGTTTGTATCAAGTGTGAGTGTTCCCGCTGCTTCAAGTGCTAAAGAGCCAGTTGTAGATGATACAGTGTTTCCATCCACACTAACATTATCCACAGTCAGCCCATCGCTGGTCAAAGTACCCGTGATGTCTACACCTCCGCTGGTGGTGGCGAGTTTGGAGGCGTTGTTGTGGTATAGGGTTGTTTCAGCATTACCTTTAAATATAGCCGCAACATTATCATTCAGATCTGTTATGCGAACTTGATTGTACCCTCTTATTCTTAGAGTTCCAGCGCCAGCATCATCAATGTAGCTATTAGACCCATCGTGGTAAATCTGAAGGTCCGACCCAGCACCAAAGATGGCTTTTGAGTTGTCCGCAAACGTAATGCCGTCAAAAAACGCATTGTTAAACACGTTTGCCGCTACCGCGCCAGTTCCAGCGCCATTAAAGAACACAACCGCAGTCGTACCCGCAGGCACTTCATAATCGTTACTTGCGTTATATGTGCCTTGGAAAAGCAAGATACTGCGTGATCCACTAAGGCTGTTACGAACATAAACGATCTTCTCCGCATCATTCGGCGTCAACTGCACATACACAGTGCCGCCAAGATCGCCACCATCGCCAAATATCACCAAACGATTACGTCCATTAGAAGACGAGCCATCGCTGATAGGCAACGTATTAGGAGAACCAGAAGACCCCGTGGCGGCAAGAGTTACAGACACCTGCCCATCAAGGGAGGTGTCTAGCAATTCGAAGTTCGTGTTCGTTGTATCACCCCATGTGCCAGACTGCTCGCCTGTTCCAATGAGTTCGATCCCGTTGTTTAACGTGTATGTACTAGGCATAATTTTTTTCCTATGCTGCTATATCATTCCAGTCAGGGGACTGGTTTGGAGTTGTCTGCGCGTATCCCGGGGATTGTGAGGGCGCTTCGATTCCCCAATCCGGAGATTGGTCTGGAGCAGTCTCAACATAACCGGCGGATTGCGATGGTACTTCAGGAGTATAGCTTGGATTTTGATTTGGAACAATACGTCCCCAAACAAGGACCGTTGATATTTCCCCTGTTGCGGAAACACCTACGACACCTACCTCGGTTCCCGCAATCGCGTCTACGTCTCCGACCGCGCCTGTCGAAAAAACACCCGTTACGTTCACGGTAACAAAAATGCCAACGTCAACAGCGCCAACCGAACCAGAAGATCCCAAACCCGTTACTGACACATCTGCATCCGCAGTAACAGTAACAGCGCCAACCGAGCCAGAAGATCCCAAACCCGTTACTGTAGTATTCGAATCGGCGGTGACTGTAGACGAGCCAACAGAACCCGTTGCCCCTAAACCCGTAACGTTGATAACTGCCGTACCTGTTACGGAAACTGAGTCAACTAATCCTGTGGCAGATAATCCGGTAACATCGACATCTGCATCCGCAGTAACAATAACAGAGCCAACAGAACCAGCAGCTTCTAACCCCGTTGTCGGGACGATAGCCTCCGCAATAACAGTTACGGAACCAACCAATCCAGCCGCTTTGGGTAAGTCCGTCTGCCCCCATGGCATATCGCCCCAACCAAAGCGGGACCAACCGCCGATTGGAACGATGATATCAGTCATTAGGCTATCCGAACAATGGCGTTACTTGCGTCCGCTGTTGGGAACACAATCGTAAAGTCCCCTGCTGTCGATGTTTTGTCTGTCCCAAAGTCCAACACGCAAACCGTGCGATTTCCATTGGTTGAGTTGTAAATCAACGCACCACGAGCAGTGATCGTTGCGGAACTAAACGTTAAATCTGCAAAATCAATAAACGCCGTTGTTCCGCTAGTAGTCGGATCAATGTTCGTCAACGTACCGCCCCCAGCAGAATACCCTGTTCCACTTACCTCGTTAGTGGCCGTGTAAACAGTTGTTGCTGCTGTAAACGAAGCACTGTTCGTATATAACGCAAGTTTGTAGGTGTTCCCACCGCTTGCGTTAAAATCATGCAGACCCTCAAGAACTTCTTTCTTGAAAGAAGTGCATAAATAGTTTCCTGAAAAAGCCATTTGTAGTCTCCTTATGATCTCGGTGTGCGAATAACACCATATCGGTACTCATCGCTAGTTTCTTGTGCCTCACCCAAATTCTTTAATCGACCAAGCGCCTCGGCGTAACGTTGTTGATACATCTGCATCAAACCCGGATCTCCTTTCATAAACGTGTACGACTCTATAAGAGCCGCATACAAAAGAGTGATCTCAGCATTTTGAGACAGCCAACTTGTACCACTGTCGGCACCCGCGGTCAAAGATGCGGGTCGATATAAGTAATGTATGTCCACAGTAAAGTTAGCGTTAGGAGTTGGAGCGATGATAAAGTTATCAACGTCGAACTGGGCGTAGTATCTCGGTTGTCCCGTTGTCGTCGGGTCTGGCGTGTATGTCTGGACAAAATCTAAATCCTTAAACAGTAAAAACTCTGCGTCTCCGCTCACATCAATGCTCAATGAAAACGGAGCTAAAAAGTCAGAAGGTGCCGCCAGATACTGATTGCCCAAGGTCATCGTCCCAGCTTGATTTTTTTGAAACAAATTAAGCTGGACGTTCTTTAAAATCCGTTCTTCCGCCAGTCGGATAAACAATGGCAAGTTATTTACAAACGTTACCTCGTCGTTTTCCGTATAATCCTGAATGGCTTGCTTCAGTTCACCATATGTCATCGTCATGTTGTCACCGTCACTGTGCCCACCGAACCGATAGCCACCAAGTTATTCGGCGGCGAAAGACCCTCAATCTCGTTAAACCCTACAGGATTCCACCCGTATTGTGTAGCCCTCTGCTCAGACAACCCGCTTTCCGGACGAGGATTGCGCAATGCTTGCGGATCTGGAGACGCCTTCGGAGGAAACAACTGAGGATGCTTGGGCTCAAACTCATCAGGGCCAACCTTCGCACCTGTCCACTCCACCTTCATTTCTCGAAGACGGTAGCGACGGCCCGATCTGTCCGATATCCCCCATGCGTGTTTGCCCGAAGCGTATGCCATTAGACCCTCAGATACTGTATACTAGGCTGCAACTTCAACGGCACACGATCCTCGTCTTCATCCGCCGCACGTTGAAACTCTTCCTCATACACCGACTTTAAAGGCTGAAGACGGTCAGGAGCTCGTTTCATTGCAATGTAATAAGCCAAACCCGCTACCATGCACGGGTAAAACCTAAACGGCATGTCCGTAGTATTTACCAAACTATCCGCATCTTCAATCCGCTGCACATAGTAATAGATGATTTGATCCGTAGAGTTCTCCGGAACCGCCCAAAGATTAATTACAGGGTTGATCTGACGGTTAAACCAAAACTGGCTTGGCCGACCCTGAGTAGTTTTGTTCGGAAGAGTAACGTAGTCCCCGCGACTGATCCGTTCCACTTCATAGTCAGTGTCGCCCCGCCTAAGAACAATTTCCAAAACATCCACAACATCAGGCAACAAAGTCTCCTGAGCCTGACCTTGGGTAAGGGTTATCGTGCCCTGCTCCACGGTCCACATGTTAATGCCACGATTCGCCCAGTCCGCAAACATCAGGTTCAAAGACCGACGCGCCGTCCGAGCATCATAACCAGTGCGAACTTCCAGCCCGCACCGCTCAAACGCTTCCTCGATTATCTCTCCGACATCGAGGTTAAAGTCTCTTGATCCTGAAGTAGCCATCTATCAACTCTTATGAGGATTTTGATTTGTTTTTACCGTCACACAACCGCCAGACTTATACCCATTTACCTTGCCGCCGCGCATCATCCCGGGAACTTCGCCGCCGCGCATCATCCCGACACGACCGCCGCGCATCATTTTACCAACGCCATCAGCAGCGTAATCAGGGACCATTTTTCCCTGCTTGTTCTTAACCATGTTTAATTTACCCGGCATTTTACTGTCTCCTGTTTCTACGCGCCAAGATATGGCGCTCATAATCCTGTGGGTCGTAGTTTGTATAATAACCTAGTTTTTCCAACTTTGCAGCAGCGTTTTCTAACTCTGTCCAACGCTGTATAAAAACAATGGCGTGTTCTCTTAAATACGCCAGAAGCCATATGTCTATTCCTGCCGACTCAAAAAACCTATTAAGCGCCATGCATTCTTGTTCTAATTTATCATAGTCATAATCGTAACTGTAATCAAAAACCATCGTGACTTTGTAACCAGTGCTAAAAAACTTCGCGGCTTCATGTAAAACATCCGTCCACAAACCGTCAGAAATCAAGATCTTTACTTCATGGTTCTCAACCGCAGGCAAAGCAAAAGGACAAGCCGCAACACCGTTCGTGTGTGCAGTGGGTTTAGATAATTCCTCTGCCCAATCCCGTATCAAAACACTCTTACCAATCCGCCAGTAGCCTTTTTGTTTTTCCAACTAATCCGCTTAGAAGATTTCTTCTTCTTTGCAGCAGACGTACATTGCGCCATCGTAGGCCGACATGCGGGATAGCTTTTGCGCTTTTCGCCTTTCTTGCGGCCACACGGCTTTCCCGTTTTACAATCAACCCAGCCCTTCCCTTTGTTTTGGGAGAACCATTTTCGCAAAGAGTTCTTTTCCGCCATCAGTACGTCCTCGTACTTTTCCGCCTGCTCTCCTCGACGCAACCACAACCAGAAGCAACGATTCCACCGCCGCGATACCTATTACGAGCAGGGCGTTTTGGATTATCAACCGCCGTCATTAAACCAC